AGCTCAAGGTGGAACAGGTAGTAATGGTAGTAATGGTAGCAATGGTAGAAATGGCGGTAGAGGTAGCACAGGCGCTACTGGAGCTACTGGAGCTACTGGGCCTGCTGGATCAAATGCCAATATCACTTATGCAACTGTAACAGCGGCGCTGGGCTATGTGCCAGTCAACGGCACGCCCGGCGGAGTATCCGAAGTAGGTCGATATATAGATTTTCATAATTCAAATAATGGTGTAGATTTTGATGTACGTATGGAATCCAGTGCAGGGTCTGGCGGCGCTGCTAATTTGGTAATGTCTGCTGCCGGCGGGCTATATGTTACTGGAAACGTAACTGCAGGGTATTCGGACGACAGATTAAAAACCAAATTAGGCACTATTAAAAATGCGCTTGATAAAGTATCAACATTAACTGGATTTTATTACGAAGCAAACGAATTAGCACAGTCTCTCGGTTATTGTGCAAAGCGCGAAGTAGGAGTATCTGCACAATCAGTACAAGCAATTTTACCAGAAATTGTATCAAGCGCAGCCATCAACAACAACTATATGACTGTACAGTATGAAAAATTAGTACCGTTATTAATTGAAGCAATTAAAGAGCTTTCCAAAAAAGTAGAAGATCTTGAAAGAAAATTAACATGAATTCTTTGATCATTAAATACAGTATGAAATTTACGGAGATAATCAGTGATCATATATAATACAACAACAGTATACATTGAAAAGATTGATATAACTTATCCAGTAGCAGGTATTGATAATTCTAGTCAGGGTTTTAGAGATAACTTTAAAAACATTAAGCTGGCATTCCAATCATCCCAACAAGATATGTTGGATCTTAAAGGTGGAATATTTAATTTAGATAAAATAACCATTGGAGGAACAAATACACTTACCACTGGTACAAATATTTCTGATTATTTTGCAAATATTGTAACTGCCAATTCTGCAGTTGGTCAAATTGCACTATTACCTAATCAAATCACAGTCAATGTTACAGGAGTTGCTATTCTTGATGTGCTGGGAAACTCTGTAGCTTCTGCATTTCCTGTTGATACTACATTAGGTATTTTATCAGGAGCTACTTTTACATTTGCATCTGTTCCCACTGTATTTTCAGTAGCCAGTATCACTACTAATACAGTAGTAACATCCAGTGCATTTCCAGTTACTGCCCCTACATCCAATCAAAGTATTACATTTACTAATCCACAATTTATTGATCAGCCAGTGGTAACAACATTAAGTAGTTATATGCCTAGCAGTGTATTATCTGCAAAAGGCGACTTAAAAGGGAGAATTCATGCCAATGCCACTGCCCTTTATGTTGATTATAACGATTATTCTTCTGGAATTAATAATAAATTTATGGTTAGTGCAGATACTGTTGCTCGACATTTGCCGTCTGGTACTAGTGCAGACACTGCGGTATTAACAGATTCATCAACCTTATTGGCCACTACTGATTTTGTTCAAAAAGTTGCACTAGCAACATCAAAAACAGTAACAGCAACTGCATTGCCAAAAGGCATAATTATGTTATGGTCAGGATCGTCTACTAGCATACCATATGGATGGGCATTGTGTAACGGAATAAACGGCACCCCTAATTTAATTGATACTTTTGTAATTGCAGCAGGCGGATTTTATGCAGTTGGTGCACAAGGCGGAACTGCTAATTCTGTAGTAGTATCACATAATCATGTTGCTACTACTACAGTTAATGATCCAGGACACCAGCATGCCACTAGCTGGGGAGAATCTTATCAGCAAGGTCAGTACGGAGATACCGGAAGTGCAGGGCATATAGGATCAGGACAGACTGACTTTAATAATTATGATTATTTAACCAGCAGAGTAACCACTGGAATAACAGTATCAACTGAATTAGCAGCAGCAGGAGTATCTGGTGAAAATATGAATTTACCACCATACTACGCATTGTGCTATATCATGCGGGTGATATAATATGTATAATCCATTACTGGCTGACCCAAGTGAATTAAAAGATTTAGATTTAGATGCTAAAATTTTGGATCTTAGTAGAAAATATAGTGTAGCTGCTAGGATGAATCAAACAGGGGTTGTAGCACAAATTATCACTGCATTGGATGTATACAAATCAGAGCAAATGCGCAGGCAGTATGTTGCAGTGCGTAATTTAGTCAATCGAAACGATAAAGGGTTGGACGATTTAATTAATATTGATTAAAATATCATTGACATTATAGTCAGTATCCTGTACACTAGTAGTACAAGGATAAGATATTATGCAAATAAATCAATACAGCCAAGTAGAGATAACAGAAGAAGAAGCATTCTCAGCATTATACAATAAAAATATCACAAACTTGCGTGATATTTTTATTGATTCCCCACTTACAATTGAGCAGTTCAATCACGCAAGAAACAAAAATGCTGATAAATTTCCCAATTTATTAAAATTATCTAAATTTAATATCTCCTTAAATGAATTTGATCAAGCTAACCAAAATATTTGGTTCATGCCTGATGAATACAAAAATTTCAACATTTCGCAATGGTTATTTGATCAGTGCACAACTGATCAACAAATAGCAAGAGTAGCAACAGAGCTGGAACTATTTGTTCAGTTTAATTTGATCTCGGTGTTACAATATCTTAAATACCTTGTAGACACCATGCGGGCACATAATATACTATGGGGTGTTGGTCGAGGAAGTAGTGTGAGTTCTTATTGCTTGTATCTTATGGGCGTACATAAAGTTGATTCGATACTTTTTGAATTAGACATAACAGAATTTTTAAAATAAAGGATAATAAATGAAACACCGATCTATGCAAGGAAAAGAAGTTGATATGGAAAAACTAGTTGCGCAAAATGAACTAATGCCGGCTATTGGTAACATGCGAGTAAATGCTCGTGGGGACGAACTAGGTTCAGGCGGAACCATAATTCGTAAACGAGAAGACATTGTATCGGCGTATTATGAAGATAACCCTAATGCAATTCCTGCCCCAATACCAACTTTGGCTCCAGTAGTAGCTGCAACCGTGCCCCCACTTAGCAATACTCAATCAGAGGAATAAATGAAAGTTACAGGTAAAATTAAACCATTGCGCGATACTATATTTGTAACTGATATGGAATTTGGAGAACAAAAAAGTACAGGCGGTATTGTAGTACTATCTGCAAATGGTAAATCCCGAGGAATTCATCCACGATGGGCAAAAGTATGGGCAATTGGAGATGATCAGAAACACATCAAAGTAGGCGAATGGATTTTGATTGAACATGGTCGATGGACTCGTACAGTTGAAATGGAAACTGAAACTGAAGTAATTGAAATACGGATGGTTGATAATAAAGCTATCTTAATGACATCAGACGAGCAACCCACTGATATTAACAGGGCACCCACTTGATATAAGTAGTTGACTTTAGCTAAATGCTATGCTATAATATTAGCATAGGTACAAAAGATGCCTTTTACGGCATCTTTTTTTTGTTCAAAATATATAGGATAATATGACTCAACCTGATCCAAAACTACATCAACGCATCAGTTTTGCAAAAAGTGCAATCCGTATCGTTGCTGGTATTTTTCTAATACTACCACATGGATTAATCATGGCCGGTGGCGCAATAATTGTTGCGGAAATATTGGGCATTATTGAGGAATTGGTATGAAAAATAGAGAAGACATCATTACAGGTATGTGTTATACTTACAGACACGACTATGGACTTACAGTAACTGAAGATGAAAAGAATATGAATGTGTTGGACGCTGGCATGACTAAAACAGAACAAACAGCATTATGGAATCAAATGGCGCAGCTCTTTGATAACGACATTGCACCATTTTTACAATTTAAAGAATAACTCACACTCACAAGGAATAAATTAATGGCAACTCAACTATGGGTAGAATCGTACCGTCCAAAGACAATTATTGATTATGTGTTTAAAGATGCTGCACAAAAGCGTCAAGTAGAAACATGGATTAAAGAAAAGTCAATTCCTCACTTGTTGTTTAGTGGCAGCGCCGGTATTGGTAAGACTACACTAGCCAAAGTGTTAATTAATGAGATTGGAATCGAAGGTTACGACGTACTTGAGATCAATGCTAGTCGCGAAAACAATGTGGACACAGTACGCGATAAGATTGTAAATTTTGTACAAATGATTCCATTTGGTCCATTTAAAGTGGTGCTGCTGGACGAAGCAGACGGACTATCACCTGCAGCACAAGGTGTATTGCGAGGCGTTATGGAAACGTATGCTAGTACCAGTCGATTTATTCTTACTTGCAACTATCCTAATCGAATTATTCCTGCATTACACAGCCGATGCCAAGGTTTTCACGTAGAGAAAACAGATCAAACCGAGTTTACTGCAAGACTAGCAACTATCTTAATTACTGAAAATGTCGAGTTTGATTTAGACACACTCGATACGTATGTAAAATTAACTTATCCCGACCTACGTAAATGCATTAACGTGATTCAGCAAAATGTAACTAATTCTGTGTTACTATCTCCTACTGCAGGTGACAGCAGCACTAGCGACTATAAAATTGATATGGTGGCACTGTTTAAAGCTGGTAAAATACAAGAAGCACGCAAGTTACTGTGCAGCAAAGCACGCCCCGAAGACATTGAAGAAATCTTTCGCTGGATGTACGACAATCTTGAACTATTTGGTAAAACGGAAGAACAAAAAGATTCAGCAGTATTGATTATCAAGCAAGGACTTTGCGATAATACAATCTGCGCTGATTCGGAGATCAATCTTTCAGCATGCTTGATCAAATTAGCACGTAATCTAAGAGACAATTAATAAGTAACTCGTAATACCATACATGCAGAACAGCTAGTGCCGGCATACATCGGGCATCTATGAAAACTGGACGAAAGTCGCAGGGACAGCAAATTCTTCCGCTGCAGGAAGTACTCATTAACTACCCTTTGGGATGATGATCGGATACGCCTACGTACAACTGATTTTAATGTTTAGAATATTTTTTAACTAAGGCTAATGAAGGGACAGTGTGCCCTAGGATTGTGTATATGTTAGCGTATATGCATAATCTGCCGTCGTAATGAAGACTGAGCTCGAGGTACCGAACGACCGCCTCTGTAATGCTTTAACGCTAGTGACTAACGAACTCAGATAATGTGTTTTTATTTTTTTCTCCCGGCAACGGGCGAATTGTGACATTGAATCTAGATAATAGCTCACTAATAATTATATCTTCTTAGTAGTTTTAAAATAAAGTTGAGTGTCAGCGAAAACTTTAAAGAGCATCGCTCTTTATTCAATGCAGTTTTAATATGAATGGAGTATTACGAGTTTAAGAAGTGTAGATTGCATAATTTTTGCAGGTCATCTAAAACGGATGATTATGCAATCTACTTCTTCCACGCCTTAAGTTATATCTTTGTAGATTGAAAGGACTTCTTTTACTACAGGATGTCGTTCAACATCTTTTGTTCCGAAGCGTGCAATTGCAATCATTTTGTGATCACCTGACTCTTCAAACAGATTACAGAAATCTAGTAATCCATTTTCTTTAATACGGTCACCCTGGGCAAGGTCACCTGTTACTACCATTCTAGAACCGTCACCCAATCTGGTTAGTAACATTTTCATTTGACTGGGTGTAGTATTTTGCATCTCGTCAGCTATTACAAACGCATTTTTAAAAGTTCGTCCTCGCATATAAGCTAAAGGAGAAATTTCAATAGTCCCGTCTTCCAACATTTCAGTAATGTCTTTAGGTGAATAATATTCTTCGAATACATCCATAATTGGGCGTGTCCATGGTGCCATTTTTGCATTTAAATCGCCTGGTAAAAACCCATGCTCTTCATCTACAGATACTGCAGGGCGGGTAATGATAATTTTTTCAATGGTCCCTTCCTTAAATAACTTAATAGCCATCTGTACACCTAACATTGTTTTACCTGTACCGGCTGGTCCGATGGCAAACACAATGAATTTTTTGGGATTTTTTAACAACTCAACATATGTCTCCTGTGATAAATTTCTAGGAACTATCTGTACTTGCTGTTTCTTCTTTTGATACGATTTAATTTGTATCAAATTACTGGCATCCTGTGTAAATCGTGGATCACGGCTCACTGTGGATTCTTTTTCGCGTCGTCTGGATCTTGGCAATTTCATCTCCCAAATAATAAAGCTCGACCTGCATTGTTATTTATATTAGCACATTAAATTAACACTAATATTGGTATTATTTTAATTTTGCTTGATTACTGATTGAATGGAACCAACTAGTATATTTGTTTAATAAATACATTATAAGTTTCTTATGTCAATTTGTAAGCAATTATTATTTATAAAAAGGTAAATCATGGCAGTAGATCTAGTAGATACTATAAAAAACATACAAACACTCAGTGAAAATAACAGCGCATTTAAGGTACTCACTGATTTTGAAAGAGTGTTAGATGCATTGGATATATATGTATTTAAAAATTGGGAAGATGGTGAACTGCTATCAGGACCGTCTGTGTCAAGATATGATGTCAAATGTGCATTTATGTGGCCCAAGGATGAAATGCCAGATCCTGCAGGGGGACAGCGCCTGTATGAATATGGGTGTAAGGTGACATTTGAAAAAAACAATATAATGATTCCTCGTAAGATTAAAGATCCATCAGATTTTCGGCCTGGCACTAAAAAAGGTAAGATTGATTCGCATCCTATTTGGATAGTTACTATCAATATGCCTAAAAAATTGATGCAGGACGTACAAATTGGTAAAGAAAATCAAGAACATAATAGAATGGCAGAACTAATGAAATCCACACAAATTTCATCTGAAGATGAAGTAGCACAGGAGGCACCATCTGATGCAGTACAATAAAAGAAAATTAGCAGAAGGTTTACGTTCACACGATTTAAAAGATTACGTATCTGATTTGTTTACTGTGGATAGATACAGTAGCAAAATGGGAAATGATCAAGACATAGTGGTATTGGGATTCCATGTGAACGGAAAATATCCAGCTGCTGATCTTATGGAATTCATGGAACGTGGATATCCTTTTATTCTAGATTCCGATATGAGTGCAGGGGAAGAACAAGATGGAAAATATCAAGTATTTGTCGAAATTGAAAGAACTATTGCCCTTCCAGGTAGAATTAAAGAATTATTAAGCGGGGTAGGTCAATTATGCGATTGTTATGACTGGCAATTTAAATATCAATACGATAAAGCAGGAGTAAAGTTTAGCGAAGAATCAATTATAAAGCACGTACCGTTAACTTCAGCCGACTACGAAAATAAAATCGTAGAAATTAAAAATGGTGATATAGCAGAATTCTTTGACAAAGGTGCTATTGACTCCATTACTTTGGAAGCAGACAATACCCTTACATTTTCAAAACCTTATGCCGAGGATTTGTCGATGAAATTTATTGCAATTGGTCCTTACGTGGATGTTAAAAATACAGTTCCCGGTCCGTTGTCATTAGACGAAAGCAGTCAGAGTCAAATATTTTACATGCAAAAATATTTAGGTGATTATAGTATTAATAAAATTGGTAATAAATTTCTTATTACTAATCGAGATCAAGCAGTAGTTGTAGAAAAAACGAGGTGGTAAATGTCCATAAATTTTACAGAACAACAATTAGAAAAAATTATATCAGGAAATCAAAACACTGCCCGATGGTATACGGCACTGATGGCATTTTTGGACGATTACAGTATTAATAGTCCTATCAGGATTGCTGCATTTCTTTCTCAGTGTGCCCATGAAAGTGCAGGGTTCACTGCTATCATAGAAAATTTAAATTATCGTCCTGAATCATTAATGCGTGTATGGCCTAGATCATTTCCCACTGCAGCTATTGCACAACAATATGGTCATAATCCAGAAGCAATTGCTAATCGTACGTATGCAAATCGAATGGGTAACGGAAGTGAAGCTAGTGGGGATGGCTTTAAATATTGCGGCAGAGGATTAATACAGTTAACAGGTAAATCAAATTATCAGGCTTTTGCAGACAGTATTGAAACTGATATTTCTAAAATACCAGAATACTTGTCTACATTTGAAGGATGTGTTCAGAGTGCATGTTTTTTCTGGGAAAGTAATAATTTAAATCAGTATGCGGATACTGGTGACATTGTTAAAATAACAAAAATTATAAATGGCGGAGTTTTAGGGTTAGACGATAGGACCGCTCGGTATCAAAATGCATTAACTGTGCTAGGAGCATAATTATGTTTAATTGGATAATATTAAATCTTATTGGATTTATTCCAGTATGGATATGGCCTTGTATTATAGGTATGAGTATTGCAGCATATATAATTTTCTCAGTGTTAACTAATATACCTGAGATTTCAAAATATCGTTTAATAATATTACCGTCGTGCGCGATAATATGTTTTTTGGCGTTGTTTATGTTCGGAGGTGAAGGAGTAGCTGCCATTTACAAAGATGATATCAAGTCATTGGCAAATAGAGTTAAGATTGCAGAGGAAAAAAGTCGTAGCGTAAACACCGAAATACAAACTGTTATACAATACAAAACTATTATTGTAACAAAATTTAAAGACACAATTAATAAAAAGATCGAAGAGCAGAAAGCAGAAATTAATGCATCTTGTAAATTATCCGACTCTGCAATTAGTTTATATAATCAAGCAGTACTTGGAAATCAAATAGGATTAGAAAAATGAATACTTTATTAGCAAGCATTGTTTTAGTACTAATGACAGGATGTAGTACTGTTGTACCAGTTAAAGAAGAGTGGCCTACTGCACCGCAGGAGTTACTTACCCCAGCAAGCAACTTAACCCCAATGTCTGTAGATAAAACAGAGTTAAGTGACTTGCTGGAAAATGCTAATAATAATTTTACACAATATTATCTTCTTAAGGATCGGTTCACTGCATGGCAAAAATGGTACACGGATCAACAAAAAATATACGAAAGTAAGTAACATGTCATATAAACATTTACACAATTCAAAATTATCTAAAAACTCTGATGAGTGGATGCAACGAACATGGCGGCCCATGATGGCAATATTATATATGGCTGTTTGTGGATTTGATTTTATAATAGCACCAATTTTATGGAGTATATTACAAGCTAAAAGTAATGGAACTATTACTAGTCAATGGGTACCTTTAACATTGCAAGGCGGAGGTTTATTTCATCTTGCAATGGGTGCAGTTCTTGGTATAACTGCATATGGTAGAACTCAAGAAAAATTAGTTGGGGTTACTAGTTCAGCAGTGCTTTCTGACAAGCAAGATACTAATATTGTTGCACCATTAGGTGATTCTACTCAGTTGTCTAACAATTTACCAATTCATCCTGTCACACCCTCAATATAAAAAGATTTATATGAAATTATTACCTGTTATTATTACAATTATATTAATGAATGCAAATCCTGTTAACGCAGCATATGTATTAAAAAAAGTATGTCATACAACAAACAACAAACAAACTTGCAAAATAATCAAAACACATAAAAAATTGGCAGGAGTTCCTATCTTACCATATCATAAAAAATAAATTTGTTGACATATGGAAAAAAGTGTAGTATAATAAAAACTAATACACTTTTTCCTACATATGACAAACTTATACTCTATACTTGGCGTTAAAAAAGATGCTACACACGATGAAATTAGACAGTCTTATCGAAAACTAGCCAGCAAGCACCATCCAGATAAAGGTGGAGAAACTTCAAAATTTCAAGAGCTGCAATCTGCATACGAAACTTTAATCAATCCAGATAAGCGCGCCGATTATGATAATCCAAGATCAAATACTAACGAATTTCATTATCAAAGCAACAATGGACGCGGATTTGAAGAAATGTTCCGGGGATTTGGTGATTTCTTCGGCCAACATAATCAAGTACCACAGAATAGAATAATTGCAGTGCAATCTACTATTACACTGGAAGAATCATTTCACGGTAAATCTATTATGGCAGTGCTTACTTTGCCTAGCGGAAAAAATCAACTAATTGAAGTAAATGTACCGCCTGGTACACATGATGGTACAACATTACGATTATCGGAAATGGGGGACGATACAGTGGCCAATGTGCCACGCGGAGATATTCATCTTACTGTTCGTGTAGTACCACATAACTTATTTCACCGGCAAGGCGATGATTTGGTACATGTAGTTACAGTCAATTGTATTGAAGCTATGTTAGGTAGCACTATTACAGTGGAGTCAATAGATAAGAAAATGTTAGAGATTAAAATTGCTCCAGGCACACAACCGGGCCAAGTGTTTGCGCTGCGAGACAACGGTATGCCAATTGTGAATCAAAATGGCAATCGAGGCCGCTTACTGATAAAAGTTGATATATCAATTCCTGTTGATATATCTGACTCACAAAAGAGTATACTCTCTCAATTCTTTAATTAAATACAATTATGCTACAAATATTAAAATTTCCCAATGTTATACTACGTCAATCAATTAAAAAATATGAATTTAATACCGGTGAGTATGATCCAATTCAATTAGAAAATGATTTAATTGAAACAATGTTGTTAAATGATGGAATTGGGTTAGCAGCGCCACAAGTAGGACTTGCCATTAGAGTATTTGTAATGGGGCATCGAGATAATCCAGAAGCTGCGCAAGCCTTTTTTAATCCAGAAGTAATTTCTTCAGTTAGTGAAATCGAAGATTTGGAAGAAGGCTGCTTGAGTTTTCCTGGAATTTATGTTAAAATTAAACGTCCTGTGAAAATTTTAGCACGTTGGCAAACTAGCAAAGGTGAGTGGCAAGAATCAGAATTTGATGGATATAATTGCAAGTGCTTTCTACATGAATTAGATCATTTAGAAGGAATTGTATTCCAAGATAGAGTAAGTGCGTTAAAGTGGGCAGTAGCTGTCAAACAGAAACAAAAAAGGAAATAATAATGCTAGAACCAAATGACGATTTAGAACAAGTTTTTGAAAATGCTATTAACGTAGCTATGGTAAATCATCACGAGTATATTACAATTGAACACATACTATACAGTATGTTGAATAATCAGCCATTTGCAGAGCTATTAACTTCTTTTGGAACAGATGTACAGGTTCTAAAAGACGATATTGAAAATTATATTACTGAACAATTAACCGATATCGTAAATATGGATATCGACGAGCCTAAGAAAACAAATTCAGTAGATCGCATGCTTAATCGTGCATTTACTCAAGTGCTAGTAGGCGGCCGAAATATTGTTGAACCTGCTGACTGTTTTATTAGTATGTTCTCTGAAAAGAAAAGCCACGCAAATTTCTTTATTAGAAAAGCAAACATTGACAAAGATCAATTTATTAATTTTCTTAAAAATGAAATTAGAATTGAAGATCCAGACAATGTGTCTGATAGCCAGATGTCTAGTCTAGAAAAAACCATTGTACAATTTTGCGCAAATCTAACGTTACGTGCTAAAAAAATTGACCCAGTTATTGGCCGTGAAAAAGAAATTGAAGAAATTCAGTTAGTGCTGGCACGGCGCGGAAAAGCAAATGCAATTCTAATTGGAGATCCAGGAGTAGGTAAAACTGCCATTGCAGAAGGACTTGCACGTAAAATTCTAGAAGGCGAAGTTCCTAAGTTCCTACTAAATCATACTGTTTACAGTCTTGATATTTCTGCAATGTTAGCAGGTAGCAAGTATCGTGGTGACTTTGAAGAAAGATTAAAAAATGTAATTGGCGCAATTGAAAAACGTGGAAATTGCATCCTTTTTATTGATGAAGCTCATATGATGAGCGGAGCAGGATCAGGCAGCAGTAACAGCAATGATATGGCAAATATGCTAAAGGCGTCTCTGGGTAAAGGAACAATTAAAGTTATTGCATCAACTACCTGGGAAGAATATCGAAAACATTTTGAAAAAGACCGAGCATTAATGCGTCGTTTCCAACGTGTTACTGTTGATGAACCAGACGAAGCAACTGCGATTAAGATTCTTAAAGGTCTTAAGAAATACTACGAAAAACACCACGGAGTAAAAATTACTAATCAGGCAATTATTGACTCTGTGAAATATTCAGTTAAGTATCTTGCAGATAAAAAGTTGCCTGACAAAGCAATTGATTTGATTGATTGTGCATGTGCGAGATTCAAAGTTAAAGATGAAGAAAACGGTGTAGTGGATCATGAAGAAATTTTATTTGAAATTTCTAAGATTGCAAATGTGCCGTTGGAACAGCTTACTAACAAAGAAAGTAATAATATTCAGAATCTTGAAAAGAATATGAAATCAAAAGTATTTGGTCAAGAAAAAGCAATTGATATTTTACTTGATAAAATTTTTATTGCACAAGCAGGATTAAAATCTTTAAATAAACCAATTGGTAGTTTTCTATTTGTTGGCCCAAGCGGAGTTGGAAAAACTGAAAGTGCAAAACAACTAGCAAGCAGCCTCGGAGTTAAGCTGGTACGATTTGATATGAGTGAATATCAAGAAAAGCATAGCATTAGTAAGTTTATTGGTTCCCCGCCAGGATATGTGGGATTTGATGATAATGCAGGACAATTAATTACTTGTTTACAAGAAACTCCTAACTGTGTTCTACTATTAGATGAAGTTGAGAAAGCACATCCAAGTGTACTAACTATTTTGTTGCAATTAATGGACAACGGTTTTATTACTGGTAGCAACGGTAAACGCGCAGATGGTCGAAATGCTATTATCATAATGACAAGCAATTTAGGTGTCGCAGATGCTGAAAAGAATGGAGTAGGATTTGGTAGTTTAGAGCGTGATAGTGATCCAAAGGATGCTGTAAATAAATTTTTTGCACCTGAATTCCGTAATCGTCTTGATGGTATGATTCGATTTGGTAAACTGGATCATGCCACAATGATGAAAATTGTTAAAAAATTCATCGACGAACTAAACTCATTAGTTAAAGATAAAAATATTCATGTTAAACCCAATGTTGCTTCAATGGAATACTTAGTAAAGCATGGGTTTGATAGTAAAATGGGTGCTCGTCCGTTACAAAGAACTATTGATGAAATGATTAAAAAGCCATTAAGTAAAGAAATTTTATTTGGTAAAATGGCTAATGGTGGAATTGTTGAAATCTCAGTGGAAGATGATAAGTTAAAACTTACGTCTATTGACATTTTACCAGTGACTCGTTCAAAATCAGTAACTAAAAAAACCGAAACTGAATAAAATAAGCAGTGCATGTATGAATCATACATGCACTATCTGTTAATTTAATTATACAATATGAATAAAAATATAGAAGCGATAGCCCGAGGGTATTTGTTTTTTAAAGTGAATAATAAATTTTTTATTTTTTATAACTCTGCACTGTCTTACAAAAAATCAATAGAGTTATCTTCTTCTGTAGAATTTTTAGGATTTCATGTATATAAACATTGGAGGGCATTTTATATTCGATGTTGTTTCTCGCATAAATAATAGTTAATAATTATAGGAAATTTTATGTCAGCATTAAGTCAAAGTTTAATTTTTATTCCAGCTCAATCAGTGAATGCTAGCGGTACAGTTAGCATTACTTATCCAAATACTGCAACTAATACACTGGTATACCATAGTGATAAAGTAAAAGGCGATGGGTATTACGGAGCAAGTGATGGATTACACACTGCAATGTATACAGCTAATCCTACATTTTTAGGTACAGTAACTATGCAAGCCACGTTATCAATTTCTCCTGTCGAAGGTGATTGGTTCAACGTAACCGGAACTACTACTTCATACAATAAATTTGATATTCGGACTACTACTACCGTAGATTATTGTAACTTTACTGGTAATTTTGTTTGGGTTCGAGGTCAAGTTTCAATTTCTCAGGGAAGTATTGATTCAATTCAATACAATCACTAACTTTCAGTTAAATTAAACTAGCATAAATAGTTGATAATACAAGTATGCTACACATTTACGACTGAAAACTATGAAACTATTTGAATTTTTTGGAAAAGCAATCAGCGGTACTAATAAAGATTCCGGCGCAAGAGAAAACGACACAAAAATTAGTAACGACATTTTTTGGTTCATTGTGGATCATGATAAACTACACAAAGATTATTTGATTCCTTTAGCAAGAAAAATTAAAAGTGATCACGACACGGGATCACTTGATAGGCATGAAATTGTTGAAAAATTTATGCCTATGACCAAAAAAGGATGTATGGAATTTTATCATAAGAATAAAATGCAAGGAAAAGTAAGCAAATTATTTTCCAAAGAAATGAGAGATGATATTTGCGAAAAGTTGTACGATCACTTTGCCGAACACATAATCAAAGATCAGTATAAGCTAGGACAATAAATGAAGATTATTGATCTGTTACGGGAAGGCGGATGGGATACTACTGCTACTCAAGGAACTATTATTAATCCTGCTTTAGTTAAATCTGCATTAATAGTTGCACAACAGTTTGTAGTAGACTTTAACAATTATTTAAAACCTAAAGGTCTTGGTCCAGTAGCTATGGGTCGCCCAACAGGCAGCAGTGCTTATCATGAAAAAGATCAAGCAGAAAATCCGACTAAAATTTACGGTGATATTGATTTACAAATGATTGCGCCGCCAGTGGAAAATACTACGTATGGACAGTTTACTGCGTTGTGGACAAAATTGGCCGATGAATTTGTTAAAGCCAGTAATCCATCATATCTACATCCAACTGAAAGTAAGCCTGGGCACCCTATTATAAAAGTAGGTGCTGATCAATATGTGCAAGTTGACTTAATGTGGCATGAAGAAAAGATGCGGGATTGGGGCGCAACTCGAGTAACGCCCGAACATGGAGTAAAAGGATTGCTATCCGGAAATATGTACAGTGTATTAGGTGAATTATTAGACATGAGTATTCAACATGCAGGAGTACAATTAAAAGTAGTTGATAACTCTCGTGTGCCATTTAGCAAGCAAAAAGGTACTCAAACACTTACCATTACTATTAATCCTAAAACATTTATATACGATATATTTAAATATGAATATCAGCAAATTACTGGTAAGAATTTTGAAAAGTCTGTACCAGTAGATTCATTACTGACACAATATCCAGGCAATGATATTGATGATGTTAGAATTAGTAAACTGGCTAACGGTGTTAAAGGGCTTGCTCGTAGTTTTGAAATGAATAATATGTATGGAGATGGATCTCTTGCTAACTATAGTAATGCAAACGAGTTTATTTCACGATTTGTTTCAAGATATGAAGAAAAAGCTATGGATGATGTTAATAATCCAAAAAGAAATAAAGCTTCTACTCCGGCTGCAATTGAACGTGCCGAAGATGATAAGAAAAAAGTTTTGGACGGGCTAGCAATGGTCAAAGGATATTTTAAATGAATATGATTATAGAAGGTGGTAACGAATTTAAATTTGCCGACGGTACAAATGCAACTAAACAAAATGCTACGACTGATCAAGCAGCATCTGTACTAGATGTGTTAGGTACGCAAATTGGTATAGATTTACAAAGTCGTAAAGCAGGGTCTATCATTTATCCTCATGCAGAAACAGGCGATGCTGATACTGTATTAGATCCTGTTGATTTTATCAAAACATCTCCTGATGCTGCACCTAAAGACATACAAAATCAATTCAGAGCTTGGTTAGCTACTAAACTTCAACAAGCAGGTTATACAGAACTTCCGAAGAAAGCCACTATTGAAGGACCAGGCAAATATTATAAAATTGCAGGCGATGGGCTAACTGCAATGGTACAGCTACCAGGAAGTCAAGAGTCGCTGCAAGTGGATTTAGACATTGCAGAACCAGGTGAAGGTAAATTCAGCACTTGGAGCAAACGTGGAGAGCCAAATGAACCAGGTACTCCTAAAGATGCTCGTGCTAAAGGTGCATATCGCCATATTTTAAAAACAGAAATTGGACGAGTACTAATCAGTGCTGAGTATCCGCAAGGCATGAGCTGGAGTTTTAAGAATGGATTATTGGATCGTGCAACCAATACCATTATTACTAAAGATCCAGATGAAATCGCTAAGATATTGTTTGGTGGAACAGCAGCCGACTTGGACAATATACAATCTATTTTAACCAAGTTTAAACAAACACACCCAGACAAATACAACGACGTAGTTTCTAAAGTTAATACAGGTCTGGAGAAATATAAAACTCAATATAAAATAAAAGAATCACATGTGTTTGGTAGTAGAGAATGGTTTAGATACTTAATGGATAACCTGCAATGAGAATTAGAGAATTATTAAGCGAAGCAGCTCCAGTTGGTCGAGAATATCAGCATCTTGAAGACTTATTAATCGTTAACGGTAGTGCCGGCGCACTTGAAGCACTTGATGAGCTAGCAGACGCAGCACGTGATCCGAGCACATTAGATTTAAAATGGGATGGCGGCGCGGCAGTATTTTGGGGACGCAATGATAAAGGGCAATTTATTTTTTCCCCTAAAAATCAATGGAGCAAAAAACAACCGTTAGGAAAAGATGGATTAAGCTACGAGATTAAGAATACTGGCAGGCCTAGTGCCGGTCAGGATCCAGACCAGTTTGCTGCTATCCGTGATGGTATGGCTAAAAAGTATGATGCACTATGGGATATTTTTGAACGTGCCACCCCTGCAAATTTTCGAGGATATTTAAACGGCGACTTGATGTTCACTGAGCCTCAGCAACCAGAAGCAAACGGAGAATATGTTTTTACTCCGAACAAAGTAACTTACACAGTTGATCCTAATGGGCTCGGTGGAAAAATAAAATCTGCTAGAGTTTTTGTAATTGTGCACGGAAAAATTGATGAATTTGGTGCAGATGCCAGCGGAAATATCACTGCAGTAGCTGATAACGTAATTGATCAATTTAATAAAGTTTCTGAGTTGATTGTATTGAACACACAAAAACCAAAAGTTAAAGTTAAGCCAATGAACACAGAGCTTAAACAAGCTATTCAATTTATTAATACTCATGCAGTAGAAATTGATGAAATTGCTAATTTTACAGCACCTAAATTTACTACGTTGAAACAAATCATGTACACTTATGCAGTGGCAAGATCAAAAGTTGCAGGCGGACGTGATTTTGCACAATGGTTACAGACTAGTAAAGTTTCAGAAAATCAAAAAGTGGTATTGCAAGATGTCATGCGCAAACCAAGTTGGCAAATTTTCTGGGCAGCGTTCCATCAAATACTCGATGCCAAACATGCCATACTAGATCAGTTGCACAGTGCAGGCGGCGAAGAAATGCAAAGCCGTTTGGGAATCCGCGCCAGTGTTGGCGGAAAAGCAGGAGGTGAAGGTATGGTAAAGAGTTTGAAGAGTGGTGGGTTAGGTAAATTAGTTAATCCTGAATTCCGTTCAGCACCAGTTAATCCACGATTTAAGCCAGAGGTATAATATGTTTTTATCAGAATTTTTTAACAAAACAACATCACGAAAATTAAATTTTAGAAAAGTAGTGACAACAGAATCAATTGCTCGCACTGGACAAAATGATACTGCTGTTATTGGATGGGGGCGCGGAATGGGGCACAAAGGTCATATGTATCTAGCCAGCAGTGTTATTACTCATGCCAAACAGTTGGGTGCTGATCCGTATTTTATTGTATCTCGCACTGTGGGAAAAGATGATCCTATTACTCCTGATGAAAAGCTGGCCATATATAAAAAAGTATTTCCTCAAAGTGGTCATATTTTCCAAACTGCCACTGATGAAATGCCAGACCTTACAAGAGTATTAAGCAATTTATATCAGCAAGGATATAAAAACGCAGTGGTTATAGTGGGGGCTGATCAAAAGGCAGCATTAGGATATGTAAAGAATTACAACGGAAAACCAGACAAAGCGGGCAATATTCTGTTTAATTTTGATAGTTTAGATGTTATAAGTCGTCAAGAAACAGCAGATCCTAGTGCTGGAGAAGAAGGCCCGCGTGCTACACCTATGCGAGCTGTATTAAATGATCCTAGTAAATCAGAAGAGGAACAATTTGCAGTATGGCGTGATGCAATGAATCCAGAAATCAGTGATGATGAAGTACGGGATTTGATGATAAAGGCAAAATCTCGTATGTCTGCAGCATCTGTACCAAAACCAAAAGTTAAAAAAGTCGCCACATTATGAAACAATATAGAATTACAAGCGAAAATATAACTCCTATAAGCGATGACGACTGTTACCTTTCCCCGGACGACCCTATACACGAATTAAAAATTGCCAGCATGTTAGGCGGGTTAGGATCTGAAGAAAGATTAGCTGAATATAAACGTAAGAATCATAAATATTCTAACCCAATTAAAAGTAAGGCACAGATCATGCGAGAACAGAATATCCAGCCAGGTACTGATGCATGGTTCAAATTATTTTTTGCTAAATAAAATTAATAACTGAGTGTTATGGCTAATGCTCTTAATATATATTAACTATAGATAACAATGAGAGCTAAAGAATTTATTAACGAAGCAGAAGGTAAAATACATCCAGATTTTGCTAAAGCAACACAGGGTGTCACTAGAATGCGAGATGTTGGAGGGTATGATCGTACATATCACCTAAACAGAATCTGGATGGCAGCGGCCATGGCTGATGGTAAAAGCGGTAAAGCAGTAGATATAGATACTGCCAGTTGGTCTGAAAAATATAATGTAGCAATCCCATACACTGATGCAGAACATTTAATGGTGATGGCCGCAATGGCTACTATTCCTACTGACGGGCAAGAATTGCAAAAGCGTAGCAAAAGTGTCGAACCAGATGATACTTATACCATTAGTCCTGTGAATAATTGGAATAAGAAAAAATGAGAGCTCGAGAATTTATTTTAGAAAGGACGTTAGGACAATTATCAGCTGATCAAGCTAGTGCATTACCTGGGGCATTTGTTCTTCCTGAATTAGCTAATCAAGATGCGTATCTACAATATAGAATGGGAGTTGCATTAGCTGCAGTTCGTGGTGCTAAAAGTCGGGCCGAGGATGGGTTTGATGATTTTAATTCAGTAACTGCATGGGGAGAAAATCAAGTAATAATAGGATATTCCCAAGATGAAAACCTTGATCAACTGCTAAATGACGCATTGAAACTAATGGGGAAGAGTAAGAAAATCATGACTAGTACTGTCACTAGCAAGGAGACTGCAGATATTTACACTCGTAGTCCAATATCTAACTGGATGAAATAATGATTAGCGAATTTAAAATTAGAAAAACAGCATCTGAAACAATTTATGTATTGGAAGATGGTACAAGTGGCGGCACTAGCTCTGGTGCAATTGCATCTATCGCAATGCCAGTAGGGGCCGTTATTAAAAGAACTCCGACTAAGAAAAAATCTTTTACTAAATCGGTAAGTTCTGTGGCAGAGGAAGGAAAGACAATGAGTCGTATTGCCAAAGGAAATGAGAAGTATGGCAAAGACGGTATGCGGGCACTGGCCAAAGCTGGGCGTGATGGTGCCAGTGAGAAAAAGTTAGATGCCATTCGTAACAAGCACGACAATTATAATGAAGAATGGAGTAAAACTTACAAGAGCAGTATTAATTGTAGTCATCCTAAAGGGTTTAGTCAAAAAGCTCATTGTGCTGGCAAGAAAAAACATACAGAAAGTATCATGACAATGGAAGACACTTGTCCAGATTGCGGTAAATGTCAAACACATGGTGATCTTAATGAGATCAAAAAAGGTGCTAAAGATTCAAATGGATTTACCAGTTGCTGGTCGGGCTATCATGCCGCAGGCACTAAGAAAAGTGCTACAACTGGCAAGTCAGTAAGAAATTGTGTGCCTAATGAAGGAGTGGATGCATATACTGCACGATTACAAGAAGCACTTGATAACAAAATAGTGAATAGTCCGCCACCAAGAAATTTTGTAGCCAAAAATGCAAAAACTGCAGGATCAGGTGCCCACTCAGATAAGAGTAAAACTATTCCTCGACATGAAAAGCACAAAACTAATTTTAAAGAATCAGAAGGTTCTCCCGAAGGAATGCCACATGTTTCTAAAAAGCTATTACAACATATTGTACAGCAAATAGGAACAGATGGAGTTAAAGCATTGATTAAAAGTCTAAAATGGGGAGACGGAGCTGCTGGTGAATTATTGACCCTCATCACTCAGAATTTAAAGAAATCTGCTCAAGAAATGAAAGAATCGTCTTTACAGGAAAAAATACCTGCAGGTGCGGATGTAGATTACTATATCAAAGATTTTTCAAAATCAAACGCGCCACAATTTAAAAATAAAACTGCTGAAAAGAAAAAGCGTATGGCTATCGCAGCCTACTACGCTAGCAAGCAAAAATAATAATTCCTGCATTAATCATAATAGGCCGCAAGGCCTATTGTTTTGACCAACTTAATTATTTGACATATATTTTTAATTAGTGTATAATATAGTACTACAAGGGGATTTCTATGAGTAAAGTATTTGGTGAGCCAGAAAAAGCAAAAATTCGACAAATTGTATCTGAGGGGATGACAGTTCGACAAGAAATTCAGGATCTAACTGATGGGCTAAATGAAACAATTGCAGCTATTGCCGAAGAGCTTGAAATTAAACCCAGCATCATTAAAAAAGCAATCCGTATTGCTATGAAGGATCAATGGGATTCAGTATTCCGTGAGTTTGATGATTTGGAAACAATTGTTGATATTAGTGGGCATGCAAATCGTGCCGATAACGAAGAATAAATTAGTATTTTAACACCATGGTATTTGTGAGCCTAAAATCACAAGGAGAATAAGATATGGGTTATGTAGATGGTATGTGGGATAAAGAAAAAGATGTAATTAGAGTAGTAGAACGTGATCCAAAAAAAGGAAGACTCTACCAGGAATACCCCGCTAGATATATGTTCTATTATCCTGATGGACGAGGAAAATTTAAATCTATTTTTGGGGAAAATCTTACTAAAGTTACGGCCAAAACAAATAAAGATTTTATTAAAGAACAACGAGTACACTCAACTCACAAGCTGTATGAATCTGATATTAATCCTATCTTCCGATGCCTTGAAGATAATTATCTGGGCAAGGAACCTCCCAAGCTGAATGTGGCATTTTGGGATATTGAAGTAGATTTTGATCCAGAACGTGGTTATGCATCTCCTGATGATGCGTTTATGCCAATTACTGCTATTTCCGTACATTTACAATGGCTAGATACGTTGGTTTGCTTGGCAGTGCCTCCAAAAACACTTACTATGGAGCAAGCATCTGAACTAGTTAAGGACATTCCTAATACTATTCTATATGAAACTGAACGAGAAATGCTGGACACTTTTCTTAATCTAATTGAAGATGCTGATATTCTAAGTGGGTGGAACAGTGAAGGATTTGATATTCCGTATACCGTTAATCGGGTAATTAAAAAATTAAGCAAAGAAGATACTCGTAGATTTTGTTTATGGAATCAGTCTCCAAAGAAACGAGAATACGAAAAGTTTGGAAAAACTGCTAATACGTATGATCTTGTTGGACGTGTGCACTTGGATAGTTTGAATTTGTATAGAAAATATACCTACGAAGAGAGACATAGTTATCGACTTGATGCAATTGCTGAATATGAGCTAGGTGAAACTAAAACTGTATATGAAGGCACATTGGACCAGCTATACAATAATGACTTCCGAAAGTTTATTGAATATAACAGACAAGATACTGCACTATTAGATAAATTAGATAAAAAATTAAAGTTTATTGATCTTGCGAATACTGTTGCTCATGAAAACACTGTACTACTACAAACTACCATGGGCGCAGTTGCAGTAACTGAACAAGCTATTATCAATGAGGCACACTATCGAGGGTTAATTGTGCCTTCCCGTGCTAGACGTGATGATAGTGTCAGTACCCAAGCAGCCGGTGCTTATGTTGCGCACCCTAAAAAAGGACTGCATGAGTGGATCGGATCGATGGACATTAACTCACTATATCCGTCCGTGATTAGGGCACTGAATATGGGACCTGAAACAATTGTTGGACAATTACGACAAGATTACACAAATGCTGAAATTGAATCAAAAATTGAAAAAGGTTCCAGTTTTGCAGCAGCATGGGAAGGTAAATTTGGGTCAAACGAATATGAGTTTGTGATGTCTGAAGATCGTTCCCATGACATCATAATTGATTGGGAAAATGGTGAAACCAGTATCATGTCAGGTGCACAGATATTTGAATTAATTTTTGATAGTGGTAAACCTTGGATGATGAGTGCTAATGGTACTATTTTTACGCATGAGTTTGAAGGAATTATTCCTGGACTTTTAGCAAGATGGTACTCTGAAAGAAAAACCATGCAAGCTTCATTAAGGGCTGCAATTGATGCAGGGAATAAAATTGAAGAAGAATACTGGGATAAACGACAGCTTGTTAAAAAAATTAATCTTAATAGTTTATATGGTGCTATTCTTAACGCTGGTTGTAGGTTCTTTGACAATCGTATTGGACAGTCAACTACTCTCACAGGCCGGCAAATTGCCAAACATATGGCTTCAAAGGTAAACGAAGTAATTACCGGTGATTACAACTACGTGGGTAAAAGCATTATATATGGTGATACAGACTCTGTATATTTCAGTGCATATACCACTCTAAAGTCAGAAATTGATAAAGGTGAGATTCAGTGGGGTAAAGATACTGTTCTAAGTTTATATGATACAATATCAGATGAAGTAAACAGCACCTTCCCTTCATTTATGTCAGATGGGTTCCATTGTCCAAAATCTCGCGGAGATGTAATTAAGGCTGGCCGAGAAATTGTTGCAAGTAAAGGGTTATTCATTACTAAAAAACGGTATGCAGTGTTGTACTATGATAAAGATGGAAAGAGACAGGATACCAACGGCAAAGAAGGTAAAATTAAAGCCATGGGGCTTGATTTAAAAAGATCAGATACCCCGGAATTTATGCAAACTTTTTTGGAAGAAATACTTACTAAAGTATTGTATGGTGCACAGGAAAAGGAAATTCTGGCCAGAATTAGTGAATTTCGCTCTGAATTCAAAGCTAAACCTGGATGGGAAAAAGGTTCTCCTAAACGTGCAAACAATATTGCAGAATATCAAAAGAAGGAAGAAAAAGGTAAAACCACTATGCCTGGTCATGTTCGCGCATCAATTAATTGGAATACATTAAAGAGAATGAACAGCGACAAATATTCTATTAATATTGTTGATGGAATGAAAGTAATTGTTTGTAAAATGCGTACGAATCCATTGGGTTATACATCAGTTGCTTATCCAACTGATGAATTACGGTTGCCTAAATGGTTCCAGGAGTTGCCATTTGAACATGACGAAATGGAAATGACAATCATTGATAATAAATTAGATAATCTTATTGGTGTATTGGATTGGGACCTAAATAGCACTACCAATACAAATAATTTTGGTAATCTTTTTAGCTTTGATTAATAAAAAATCTGTTGACAAGTTCAACAAATATTGCTACAATATGTATAACTATATAAAGGTAATAACATGAAAAATATTTTGCAGGATATCGTTGCACACACTAACAAACTGGGGTTCCTTAACATTGTTAAGATTACAGGCACTGAAGACAAAACTATTATTGATTCAATGGCAGATGACCGTTCAGTAATCATGTTTGGTGAAACAGTTAATCCTCATCCTGCAATGATTGGTACATTTGGTATGCCGCAGTTGGAAAAGCTTCGTTATCTTCTTGATGGTAAAGAATATCAGGACGGTGCCAGTATTGAAGTAACCAGCGCAGATCGTAATGGAGAAATTATTCCAGTTGGCATTCACTTTGAGAACAAAGATGGAGATTTTAAAAACGATTATCGTTTTATGAATCAAGAAATTATTAATGAAAAACTAAAGACTGTTAAGTTTCGTGGTGTAAAGTGGGACGTTGAGCTCGAGCCAACCGTTAGTGCAGTTCACCGTTTTCAATTTCAAGCTGGTGCAAACACTGAACATACTACGTTTCTTGCAAAAACAGATGGTGACAAGCTAAAGTTTACATTTGGTGACGTTAGCTCCCACGGTGGCGAATTTATTTTTGCTATTGGTGTCACTGGAGTACTAAACAAAGGATGGACATGGCCTGTACAACCTGTACTTAGTATTCTAAAAATTGCAGATTCTAACAACACTAAGATGAGCTTTAGCAACGACGGTGCAATGCAAATTACTCTTGACAGTGGCGTCGCAGTTTATAAGTATATCATTCCCGCACAAGCCTGATTATGAGAATAACTTCCAGTTGCCCTCATATTGTTGTAATGACAAGTGACACTACTGCAGATGTCACTCTAACAACCATGTCGCAATTGGCAGTAACTTGGGCAATTGAAAAAATGCAAGAAGAAGACCACGTAAAAACCCTTGCTGAAACAAATAAATCGGTTGCCATTGCATTGGAAAACCTAAATACAGCCAAGCAGCAATTGGCTGTTACAATATTTTTGAGTAAAGAACAATGAACCCACCTGTTAACTTAACACCGCTACAAAAAGACTATGCAGTTTTTTTGCCAGCCATCAGTTCGTTTTATAGTACATATATTGCTAAACAACGACTAGAAGAATTTGTACCGTTAGCTCGGATTCCTGCTGGATTTGATCGCGGCATCGAAGGTATGAACTTTCTTAATCCAGAAGAAGGATATTTTACATACAAATATGGCCTTTATTCTGCAGGGCATGCACAATTGGATCTACAAAAGAGTGTGGTACAGGAATCTATGATTCAGCAGCGTGATCGTGCTAACACAATGATTCTTGGTGACTCAGGTGGTTTCCAAATTGGTAAAGGTATTTTAAAATTTGATTGGTTAGATTTTGAAGGAAAAAAAGCCAATAAGACGCGTGATGATATTCTTAACTGGCTCGAGCTAACAGCTGATTGGTCAATGATGTTGGACGTTCCCACTTGGGCATGTGATCATAATCATACACAAAAAACAGGACTAAAAACATTTGATGACTGTTTGCAAAAGACTCGCTACAATAACGAATATTTTTTAAAGAATCGACTAGGTCAAACAAAGTTTTTGAATGTATTACAAGGCAGTGACTGGGATACTGCAGAAAAATGGTACACCGGTGTTAAAGAATACAGTGATAACTCTGTATGGGGAGACAAAGCTGCCGAAGGATGGGCATTCGGAGGTGCAAATATGTGTAAGATGGATGTTGCACTAAAACGACTAATGACCATGCGAGAAGATGGCCTTCTCAAAGGTAAGAACTGGATTCACTTTTTGGGCACAGCACAACTGGATTGGGCTTGCTATTTAACTTCAATTCAACGACAAATTAGAAAGCATATTAATGAAGAACTTACCATTTCTTTTGACTGCGCGTCCCCGTTTATCGCAACCGCGCACGGACTTGTCTACACCAATGCGCAGCACTCTACAAAGCGTTGGAGCGTTATTATGGACAAAGCCTTCGACAACAAAGCATTATCGGGTTCAGATATCCCTTTTCCATTCGAATCAGAAATTGGACGTCGGTTAACTGTTGGTGACATTTGTCATTATAATGAAGGTGTTGCTAAAAGTGCAAAACAATTAAAAGCAGAAGGTATTGATACATTTGATGCTGCTAATCCAGATCACTACACTGTTATTCCTAAAATGAACAAGATCAATAAGATTGGCAAAACTTCATGGGACAGTTTTGCTTATGCGTTAATGATGGGCCACAATGTGTATTGTCATATTGCAGCAGTGCAACGTGCAAATCAGTTAATGGATATTGAACGTGCTAAATCCAAACCAGACTGGCGTCATTGGAATAAACTAAATGCCAAAGATAGCACTGGTGATCAATACAGTGATTGGGTACCGCGCAATTTACTATACTTTGATCGATTCGTCGAAGAACTGTTTAATACTGCTACCAAAGTTGAAGCATTTGAACTGATTAAGAAAGCAGGTAACTTCCTGCGTGGGTTGGAAGGTTCTCGTCTACAAGGCGGCCCAAAGCAGAATACGTTTAACAACTTGTTTGATCTTGAAGAAGTAACGCTTGCTGAGGAAATTGATCTAGCCAGTTCTGAAGATGAGCAATTACGTGCGCTTGAACAAGACTTGGATGCCGAACTTTAAATAAAGGAATACTATGACACCTGAACTAGATAATAAATTATATAATCAATATCCTAAACTATTTGCACATCGAAATTCTTCAAGTTACGAATCTGCAATGGCATGGGGGTTGGCAGTTAATGACGGATGGTACAATATTATTAACGTCTTGTGTTACAGTATTCAATCACGAATTGATTATTCAAGAAAGCAACGTGCATCTGCCATTAAATATAATCGTGCACTGACTCGTGCACTCGATGGCGACACTGACGGAATGTCGCGATATTTTTCATCAGTTACACCAACGCCGCAATGGGCAATTAATTTTAGCGAAAAAGCAATAGATGATGCAACATACAAACTTGTGCCAGATGCGGTCCCTCAACTAATAGTCATGCAAGTTAAAGAAAAGTTTGGTACTCTGCGATTTTATGCTGATGGAGGCGATACTACAACATATTGTATGATAAACATGGCAGAAAGCATGTCTTCATGCACTTGCGAGCAATGTGGTTCACCAGGCATATTACGCAGCAGCAGGTGGGCACGTACTCTTTGCGATTTGCATGTTTCCCACGAATAATACAATTAATTTTTGACTTGACTGCTGCTAAAGAATATGTTACAATTATAGTGTAATAGTATCTTTAGCAGTATAACAATCAAAGGTTAACATGGCAAAGCGTAGTTTAATAGTAGGAATGGGAATTGGTCAATTATATAAAGATGTCCTCACTAATTTAGGGCATGAAATAGTAACAGTTGATATTGATACAACCAAAGATGTCAACTTCCATTCTGTTCAAGACGCCCTTGACAAATATCAAATATTTGACACAGTGCATATTTGTACTCCAAATTTCACACATTACGATATAGCAGAGCAAGTTGCATCGCATGCATGTATTGTATTCGTAGAAAAACCCGGAGTTGAAACAAGCGAATATTGGAAACATCTAATTGAAGCTAATCCGTGGACTCGATTCATGATGGTTAAAAACAACATGTGGCGAACAAATATTAAAGAATTGAAACAGTGTGCTGAAGATTCTGTTCAAGTAAATATTGATTGGATTAACATTGATAGAGTGCCAAATCCAGGTACATGGTTCACCACAAAGAGGTTATCGTACGGCGGTGTTAGTCGAGATCTTATGCCGCATCTGTTGAGCATATTCATGGCACTGGATACAGCATATTCCAAATACCAAGAAACTATTGTATTCTCTGAACAACAATGGAAATTAGAAGATTTAACGCAAACTGATTACGGCGTAGTAAAACACGACGGTACGTATGATGTTGACGATTTTTGTCAATTGCAATTTCGACGACTAGATAAGATTTGGAATCTTCGAGCGCAGTGGCGAAATACAGTGATGGATAGTAAACAGATTGAATTTATTATGACGGATGGTTCTAGTAAAATATTTGAATTAGGTCTTTGCCCAGAAGATGCTTACCAAAATATGATTGCAGACTCAGTAGCCAACATGGATAATGACGAATTTTGGTTAGCTCAAAATTTTCAAGATTTATGGATACACCAAAAAGTTGAGTCACTATGAAATTTAAAGACGCACAAAAAAACACGCTAGCAGGAATTACAACTAGTCTGGCAATGGTCCCTGAAGTAGTTGCATTTGCGTTATTAGCACAAATTAATCCAATAGCAGGACTATATGCTGCATTCATATTAGGATTAGTTACTGCAATATTTGGCGGACGAACAGGACTTATTAGTGGCGGTGCTGGCAGCCTTGCAGTAGTTAGTGTTGCACTGGTTATCACTCACGGAATTGAATATCTATTTGCATGTATAGTTATTATGGGTATTATACAATTTGCATTCGGAGCTTTAAAATTAGGCAATTTGATTAAACTGGTGAGCCCTAGTGTGATGACAGGATTTGTTAATGGTTTAGCTCTTGTTATTTTCTTTGCTCAGTTCCACCAATTAAAAACTAATGATGTATGGGTCATAGATCCGCAATTGTATATTATGATGGGATTGATTGTTGTAACAGTATCCAGTGTATTCATTGCTCCCAAACTAACACGCATTATTCCTGCAAGTTTGTTTGGAATTTGTGTAGTTACATTAGTTACTATTACTTTTGACATTAATACAGCAGTGGTAGGGGATATAGCAAAAATTGGAGGAGCATTTCCGACCTTTCATATTCCGCTGGTTCCAATGACATTGGAAACTTTATGGATTGTATTACCTTATAGTTTAATATTATCGGCAGTTGGTTTGATTGAAACACTTTTAACTGCTAACTTAGTTGACAGTATTATAAATGATCCAAATAATAAAGCTCGTCCTAATAAAGAAAGTATGGCACAAGGTGCTGGTAATTTTTTAACTGGACTTTTTGGCGGCATGGGTGGATGTGCCATGATAGGACAAACTGTAATCAATCTTGAAGCAGGCGGATTTCAAAGGCTAGCTGCTGTTGTTCAGAGTTTATGCATTCTTGCTTATATTTTATTTGCATCATTTATTATTGAATCAATACCACTTGCTGCACTAATAGGAGTAATGTTTGTTGTATGTTATCATACTTTTGATTGGAGTAGCCTAAATATTAGAAATAAGCCAACAGAAGATACTTGTATTATGTTAGTAGTAACTGTATTAACTGTTGTGCTCAATCTTGCATATGCAGTAATATTAGGAGTTTTGCTGACAAGTGTGCTATACTATTGGAAACATGTTAAAAAAGATCTATGAAAACTAAACTATTATATACTGCAGGTGATGGTAAATTTGTGGAGACAGACTGGGAAGTTCCTGCGTTGTTGCCAAATCAAATCATGGTTAAGGCTGTGATGACTGGGGTATGTCGCAGCGATATTGATATGATGTCAGGCGGGTTTGGGCCGTTGCCAATACATATGAGTGGGCATGAAGGACTTGGCAAGGTGATGGAAGTAGGCAGTGATGTTTCAAACATCAGCGTAGGCGATTATGTTGCAACACGAGGTGAACCTGCATACGCAAATTGTTATCCGTGTAATGATGGAGAATTTGTTCAAGTGCCCGTTGCACATGCTCGATATATTTTAGAACCAGTGGCATGCGGAATTAATCTAATCAATCAGCCAATGCGTGAAATTATTGAACGCAGCGGTCCAGGAAAACGCTTGTTGATTATAGGCAGTGGATTTCTTGCGTGGGTTGCATATCATACCATCATGCTCAACCATCTAGAATTTGATATCACTGTGCATGGACGTAGTAATGTAGCCATGTGGGGAAATAAATTATCTAATGTAATCAACGGCGAATTTGACGTGATAATTGATCTTAATAGTGGTACTCAAGTATTCAATGATGAAATTGTAAAGCCTAATGCGCTGGTTGTGCTGGGTGCTCAAAAAACAGTAACCACTGATTTCAGTTCGTTATTGTGGAAAGCATGCACTATGATTTTTCCAAGCCCACGCACTGCAGGATTCCTGCAGTGCATGAAAGACGCTGAAAAATGGATAACAAACGGCGATATTCAGGTTGATTCTTTCTGGACTACCTGTTATAATCGTACTACACAATGGCAAGATGCATTTGCAGACGGTGCAGCTAGACCACCTGGTTATAGCCGCGGTTACATTAAATGGGATTAATTAAATGTTAGATACACAAGCAAGACAACATGTAACTTATTTTGTAGGAACTGAAGTAGAACATACTATTGCATATGGTATGAAGACACTTTTTGTAGTGGGTACTCCCCCGCTAGAAGAAATTGTAAAAAATGCGCAGCAAAATAACTGTAAGCATGTATATCTTGGTACTAGTCAAAGTTTCAATCCATCATTGGAAAATGGTGAATATGACCAGTGGGGACAATTGATCTTTGCATTGTTAGCTGAAGAATTTTTTGTTACATTGGATTTTGATTCTACGCATGCTGCAAATGTTCTTGAATATGGATTTGATGAGAACAATCGGTTTATTGCAATGATCAGTGTTAAATTACCGTATATTAATCAATTCAATTATAATGCAACACTTAAATTGGATGATATCACATGGGGTCACAGTAATCCAGGTGTATGGACACATCAACTACACGACTTGATGGCAAAAGACAAGTACACATATTGGGATCAATACACCCAAGATACTACACTATAATTAAAGGAAAGTATGACAACTAATACATATATTAAAGTGCGAGCAGAATTTGAAGGATTTCATTGCTATCCTGCAGCAGGTACAATTGATCCGCGTATTAAATTTCTAGAAAATGATCATAGACATATTTTCAAAGTAGAAGTTAAGATCCGAGTTTCTCATCTTGATCGTGAACTAGAATTTTTCCTAGTCAAATGGGCACTACAAGATTTTATTAAAGCAGGACAAATGAACCATATGAGTTGCGAAATGATTGCAACAGGTATCTTAACAGATCACTTGATGCCAAAATATGGCATTGATCGATATTATGAGATTGTAGTGTCTGAAGATGGTGAATCAGATGGTATCGTTGAATATATTCCAAATCAGTATCGTTAAACAATTATCAAATTAATAAAATAGTTTTAAAAATTAGTTGACAACAATGTATTTTTACTGTATAATTAAGGTATCAATTAAGCAATTGATACTTTATTTTAATTTAACCCCTTTATAAGTAATATAAAAAAATGGCTATTCCTACTTTTATTCAAAAAACTCTTAAAATGAAACCAGAAGTTACTAAGGTATTTGATGACCTTGATGCATGGTTGAATTATTGTCGTCTTAATCTAATTAAGTTCGATCCATCAGAGCTATATCGCTCCCCAACATATCGCTCATTTATTAAAGAAAAAGAGTATTTTGAACGTAAAGCACGTCGTGATGCAAAAGCTCTACGAGAAACATCAAGTAAGTAATTGTTAAACTATTAGTAAGAATACAGAGCTTTTGGGCTCTGTAGTCATATAAGGCAAAAAATGAAACCTACGATTTGGATTTTTAGTTTAGAACCATTGCCAACAAGATATACTTGCGAATGGCATAGTTACGTCCCTGAATTATTTAAAGATAAATTAGTTAATAGATTTAATGTTGTGCAAATAAACGGTTTTCAAAAAGACAGCGAACTAACTCCTGGTGCGTTTTTAAATTTTTCTGATACTAATTATTGGAAAAGTTCGCAGCTTTGCAACTTCTTAGATTATCATAATAAAGGTCTGACTTCTTCCAATGACCATATCATATTTACAGATGCATGGAATCCTGCAGTAATTCAATTAAAGTATATGAGTGATTTGTTAGACTTTAACTGGAAACTGCACGGACTATGGCATGCAGGTTCATACGATGGCGAGGATTTTTTAGGACGATTAGTTGGTAATAAGCCGTGGGTAAGGAATGCTGAGAAAAGTTTTTATCATGCGTTTGATCACAACTACTTTGCTACCGAATTTCATGTTAAGATGTTCATTGATGAATTACTGCATGATGGACGCACTTCAGAAAATGCATGGTATGAAGAAGATTTTGATGCAAGGTACGACGATGGAAAAATTGTACGTGCTGGCTGGCCAATGGAATATATGTTAGATACTTTAACTCCATATAAAAATATCCCCAAACGCGATCTTATTTTATTTCCTCATCGTATTGCTCCGGAAAAACAAGTTGAAATCTTTCGAGACTTAGCATTACAATTGCCTCAATACGAGTTTGTAGTATGTCAAGATCAGAAGCTAACCAAACGTGAATACCATACTTTATTAGGGCAGTCCAAAATTGTTTTCAGTGCGAATCTGCAAGAAACTTTAGGTATCAGCTGGTACGAAGGTGCAATAGTGGATGCAGTTCCCATGGTACCGAATCGACTTAGTTATTCAGAAATGGCACATGATGAATTTAAATATCCAAGTGAATGGACTAAATCATATACTTCTTATGTTCAACATAAAACAGAATTATGTGCATTAATTGTTAAAACTATGAGTAATTATGATACACTACTCCCACAACTACGCAAGCAAGTAACCTCATTAACTAATGAGTACTTCTCAGCAACCAATATATTAAAAAATATTAAATGACTTGCCCTGAACAATTAACATTATTTGACAAGCAGAATGCGCTATGCCAAGAATTAAATGAAATAAACGCATATCGATTGTATTGGATGTTGGAAAAATGTCCTACATTACGTAATAGTTGGAATGCATTTGTTATTGATTATAAATTATGTTCATCCATCATCATTGAGGAATAATATGAAACAATTGGAAGTTAGCAACGACAAATTCAAAAATTTAGTTAGTAAAATCTGCCGGGATATTATAATTAGTGATTGGCGGCCAGATTATGTAGTAGGTATAGGACCGTCTGGTTTGTTAGCAGCAGTTATGATTAGTAATTATTTAAATGTGCCCATGCAATCAGTGGATATTAATTTAGTGGAAGGTGGCTCCACTAGCAATTTAGGTATGGCAGAAGATGCATTTGGATATGTAGATGCACCTAAAAATATTTTAATAGTTGACGATTTTAATAGTACCGGCTGTGTATTCAATTGGATCATAGAGGACTGGCCAAGTGGGTGTGTTCCGTCTAGCGCATGGTGGAATGAAGTTTGGAACAAAAATGTTCGATTTGCTGCTTTAGTAAATAACTTAACCAACACTTGTAATACTGAAATTGCATATACTGGAATGGAAATTGATATGACTGAAGATCCTGTAGCGGTATATTTTCCTTACTCTCAATGGTGGTCTAAATAAAGTTGAGTTTATTTGTAATAGAATGTATAATATATATATGAACAAACAAACTCAAGAAGTGCTAATTATCCTCCAAGAAGAATGCGCTGAAGTAATTCAAGCAATTAGTAAATGTTTTCGTTTTGGACTTGATAACTTTAAAGCAAATACAGTACAAACTAATGTACAACATCTAGAAGAGGAATTAGGAGATTTGATTGCAATGATGAATATTCTTGTGGAATCAGGTATCATTAATCAAAGTACAATTGATGCGGCTGCGGTAAGTAAAATACAAAAATTAAAGAAATGGTCAAATATATATGAGTAAAATTAAAGTAAGTGAATTGTTCTATTCCATACAAGGTGAAGGCAGATATATGGGAGTTCCTAGCGTGTTTCTTAGGACTTTTGGCTGCAACTTTACCTGTAGCGGGTTTGGCATGCCCAGAGGAGAACGCAGTGTCGAAGCAACTACCATCGCTACACAGGCAATTAACTTTACAGACTATAACAAGCTACCATTAGTCAGTACTGGTTGCGATAGTTATGCTTCGTGGATGCCTGAATTTAAAAATCTTAGTCCTATGCTAACTGATGATGCTATTGCATCACGTATTGTAGAAATTCTACCTAAAAACATATGGGCAGACGCGCATTTAGTTATTACAGGCGGTGAACCATTGTTAGGTTGGCAGCGAGCGTATCCTGAATTACTTAATAACAATAAGATGTCAGATCTTAAAGAAATTACGTTTGAAACAAATGGTACTCAGGTGTTAACACCTGTATTTAAAGAAGAGTTATTAAAATGGAAGTCTGCCAATCAACATTTAAATAGAGAAATTACATTTAGTGTAAGTGCCAAACTCCCGTGTAGTGGCGAAAAATGGGAAAATGCAATCAAGCCATCTATAGTGTGTGAATATGAACAAGTTGGCACTGCTTATTTGAAGTTTGTTATTGCTACTGAAGAAGACCTTACAGATGCATTACGTGCAACAGAAGAATTTCGCGCCGCTGGATTTAAAGGATATGTGTACCTAATGCCAGTAGGTGGTGTTGAATCAGTGTATGCTTTAAATAATAAAGCAGTAGCATTAATGGCAATGAATAACGGACTGCGTTATAGTGATCGATTGCAAGTTCCCCTCTTTAAAAACGCATGGGCAACTTAATATGATAAGTGATGGTATATCAAATATATTTGATACTTATTGGTCTTTAAAATTTGCGTTGCTCCCTCATCGCTGTATTAAAAGCAATAAGTGGATATGGCTTACTCTTGCGTATCGAGGTGAAACATTAATCAGATATGATATAGAGCGGTTTAAACGTATAACATGGATGTCTAAACAAGAATTTTTATTTTATGAATTACGAGGTCTGGAATGAAACAATTAATTAATAAATTATTTGGTATTGACAAACTAATAGCTGCTAAAAATAAAGCAGAAAAAGAATATACAGAAATCGCTGCCAGAGTAGAACAATCAGTGGAAAGAGAAGCAGTTGCTCTTGAATCAGAACGGGTTGCTAAATTGACCCCAAAAGCATTAGCTACTGAAAATAAAGAACCGTGGGTCGCAGTAATGGACACACATGTTAACAAAGATAATTTGCGTAATGGTTTCTTTGAGCTTGACTGGAATGAGTATTTTGTGTTACAATTACGTACTGCAGGATATCCTGGAAACACAGACGAAGAAACAGTTGATATCTGGTTCACAGAACTTTGCAGGAACGTAGGAGCAGAAGATGGTGTTAACATGGATCGACGTGGTTCAGGTTTCATCAATGTTAATGACTTAGGAAATGGCAGAACAGAGGTAAGCTAATGAAAAAAACTTTTATTCATCTTGATACAGCAAATACTTTTTTTAGAGCACGTCACGTAGTACGTGGTACTGCTGAAGAAAAAGTGGGCATGTGTTTGCAGACTGTATTAATGAGTCTGAGAAAAGCATGGCGTGATTTTAAAGCAGATCATGTAATTGTGCATCTCGAAGGCAGATCCTGGCGTAAGGATCACTATGCTCCGTATAAACGACAGCGGACAGAAGCGCGTGCTGCGCAAAATCCACGAGAGCAGGAAGAGGATCGGCTGTTCTGGGCGACATTTGATGAATTTCAAGTATACATGACCAGTAAAACTAACACATCTGTTCTAAGACACTCTCAATTAGAAGCAGATGATTTAATTGCAGGATTTATTCAAGCACACCCGGATGATATGCATGTTATTATTAGTACAGATGGAGATTTTGCTCAACTAATTGCTCCTAATGTACGGCAATACAATGGTGTTTCGGGCATCACAATTACTCACGAAGGGTATTTTGATGATAAAAATAAACGAGTAGTTGATAAGAAAACCAAAGAAGTCAAGCCAGCACCAGATCCAGAATGGATGCTATTTGAAAAATGCATGCGAGGTGATACTAGCGATAATATCTTTAGTGCATATCCAGGAGTACGTACTAAAGGCAGTAAAAATAAAGTGGGACTGCAAGAAGCATATGCAGATAGAGATTCTAAAGGATATAATTGGAATAATATGATGCTGCAACGATGGGTTGATCACGAGGGAGTTGAACATCGCGTATTAGATGACTTTAATCGTAATCGGTTGCTATGCGATTTAACTGCACAGCCTGATGAAATTAAATTATTAATTAAGGAAACTATCCATACTGCAACAACTGCAGGTAAAAGTATCCCACAAGTTGGCGTACATCTTATGAAATTTTGTAGTAAACATGACTTAGTAAAAATTGGCGAACAAATTCAGAGCTATGCAGATCCACTTAACGCAAGGTACCCCGTATGACTTCAGTTGCTAAAATTTTAATTCCTGGTAAAGAATGGTTAATTACCAATAACAAAGAGAAAATTGGTTCGGTGGCAAGGGCATCAAAGGGGTTTGTGTTCATTCGAAAAGGAGAACATTTGAATTTTCAATATTTAACCGAGATTAATAAACAGTTCAGCATTAATATTCTTGAGGATAGCTTGTTAAGCACTAATATTGTATTGGCAGATGTTACTAATTTTTCTATCTACGACTTCCCGTGTAGCTCAAAACCGTTTGACCCGGTATACAGTGTTAAAGAAAAACTACCTTTATATACTAAAAGCAATAAAAGCGTTAGTCAATACTGTGCCGGCTATTATCTTATTCAATTTAAAAAAGGATGGGTTAAAAGTTTTTGTCCAAAATTGATTACACTGGAGAGATATCCTTTTCAAGGCCCTTATACTAATACTAGCTCGATGAAAACGGCATTAACTATTTTGAATAAGGCAGGCAAGCAATGAAACAGCTCAATACACTACCTATTGAAGATTTTTTAGATAACGCACGAGTTGCAATTAAGTCTAATCAAAAAAATATGACATTATCTATTAAAGAAGTTTCTGATTTACAAAATAGTCTAAGTATTGTTATGACTAGATTAAGCGGTGAATTAGATAAATTAGTACTAAACACTTCTAACAATAATGTTGAAATTAGAGTGGATGGCGGTAATTTTTAGTTAGATATACTAAATATACAGAATGGAGATTTTGTATATGATAATTAATGATCGGATGTACTCACTAAAATATAATTCCTTAAAATTAAAAGGAGTTATAAGTGAGTAGACCAAAACCAAAGGTATTGTTGGAAATCACCAATAAGAAAACTTATAAAACAGAGCAAGTACTGGAATCAGAAGCTATTTGGGCAGTATTTTATCTAGACAACCCTATTAATTTAAAAACTAGTAGTCTTGTAGTACAACAACTAGGACCAAAATATAAAAAAGTTAGTTTTTCTAATTCTGGACATGCTATTAATCTTGCAGAGAAATTAAATAAGTTATTTTCTTCAAAAGATTTTTCAGTATATAAGTTAACTACTGGTGAAAAATTAGTCGATGATTCAATCATCTGAAATTACTAAAAAAGTTCTGGAGATAACCAATCCTGCAGCAACACCTCTAGATTTTCAATCAGCATTAACTAGATGGTGGGCGAATCGCCGAAAAAAAGTACAAGGTGGATTGAGATTGACTGAGGATGGCTTTGCTGCACTTCAGTCAGCCCAGATTGAATCTTATAAAGTAAAATTTGAGGAGCCTCTTCTACTTACAAATCAGTTGATCATATGGTTAGATCACTATATTGAATGTCCGTTTTATCTCAATTGCAAAGAGATTTATGTGTTCAACGAGAGCATGGCTATACAATTGATGTTATTCTCCGGTGATATCCAAAAATTTAGTGCTGCGAAAGCAAAATAGCTAAAAAATACTTGACTATCGTCATTCTTTCCTGTATAATAGTTATATATTGATGCATATTGCAGTCAATATTACTTTAACCCACTTGAAAGAATATTATGGCAGAGCAAATTTCATCAAATCGTACAGTTACCCCAAACGCTGCAAAACGCAGCATCCGCAAGTGTATCAATATCCAGCGCCCAGTATTCATGTGGGGCCCGCCAGGTATTGGAAAATCCGATATTGTTAAACAAATTGGCGACGACGCCGGACGTGAAGTAATTGATGTTCGACTGTCGTTGTGGGAGCCTACTGATATTAAAGGTATTCCTTTTTACAATGCTGCACTAGGAACCATGTCTTGGGCACCCCCTTCAGAATTGCCCACTGATCCGAATAGTACTGCTATCTTGTTTCTAGATGAATTGAATTCTGCTGCCCCTGCTACTCAAGCGGCTGCATTTCAGTTGGTGTTGAATCGTCGCGTGGGCACTTATATCTTACCAAAAGGTGTAAGCATTGTTGCTGCAGGCAATCGGGAAGCAGATAAAGGTGTTACATACCGCATGCCTGCACCACTTGCTAATCGGTTTGTGCATTTGGAACTATGTTCTGATTTTGATGACTGGCTACAATGGGCTACAACCAACATGATTCATGAGCATGTTGTTGGATATTTGTCTTTTGCTAAACAGGATCTGTATGATTTTGATCCGCGTAGTGCAAGTCGGGCATTTGCTACTCCGCGTTCATGGTGCTTCGTAAGCGAACTATTGATGGATAATGATTTGCCAGTAAGTATTCTCACTGACCTTGTTGCAGGCGCAATTGGTGAAGGTCTTGCTATTAAGTTTATGGCGCATCGTAAAATTGCTGCACAAATGCCTAACCCAGCAGATATTTTAAGTGGCAAAGTTAAGAAATCTGATATCAAAGAAATTTCAGCAATGTATTCGTTGACAGTTTCCATGTGTTATGAGTTGCAAACTGCACATCAAAAGAAAGTTGACAATTGGGATGCTATGGCAGATTGCTTCTTTGCGTTCATGATGGATAACTTTCCAACTGAATTAGTTGTCATGGGGGCTAAAGTAGCGTTGACAAATTATGCATTGCCGTTTGATGCATCCAAGTTGAAAAACTTCGATCGGTTCCATGAACAATTTGGTAAGTACATTATTTCAGCAATGAAGAATTAAACAAAAGGGCATATGCCCTTTTATCATTTATTAACAATAGAAAGGACATTAGATGACCATTATTACAAGATCCGATAAACTAGGGTGGGATATTGTAATTTCTGCTGCGAACGGCACTACAGTTCGCTCTATTATCAAATGCCAAGGCGGTTTTATGATAGTAAATGGATTTCTTACTCCTGACACTAGTATCTTTCAATCATCATTTCGCAGCGCTATTAGACTAATAAGGGCTGGACAGATCTAATTTGCTTGACGTCGTACTATATATAATGTATAATGTAATTATACACTCAGGAGTTATAAATGACAAATACTACTACAAAGCGTACCAAGCAACTTAAAAATACCGAATTTACTGCTGTTGAAAAAAATAAAATTGTTGAAAAATTAGTTACTGCACGAGTAGGACTACTTCTGCGGCATCCGTTTTTTGGAAATCTAGCTACACGAATGCAGCTAGTTGATGCAAGTGACTGGCTTGGAACACTTGCAACAGATGGCCGAAAATTTTACTTTTCTAATGATTTTGTACATCGTCTTACTCCTAAAGAAGCAGAGTTTGGATTTGCACATGAAGTATTGCATAATGTGTTTGATCATATGGGACGCCGCAATGATAGAGATCCGGTGTTAAGTAACATTGCAGCCGACTATGCTGTTAATCAAATTCTTAAAGATGAAAAAATTGGTGAAGTACCTAGTTGGATTAAAATTTATCAGGATAATAAATATCGCGGGTGGTCTTATGAACAAATTTACGACGACCTTTACGAAAAAGCTGACAAGATTGATATTAGCAGTTTAGGTGAACTGTTGGATGAACATCTTGAGGACGGCGATTCGGATGCACCCGGTAAGCCAACACTAACAGACGAAGAAAAAAAGGAAATTCGGGACGAAATTAAAGAAGCAATGGTTGCAGCCGCACAAAGTGCTGGTGCCGGAAAAGTACCTGCATCTGTTGCTCGAATGATACAACAGTTCACTGAACCTAAAATGGATTGGCGGCAATTGTTACGTGCTGATATTCAAAGCATTTTACGAAGTAATTTTAGTTTTAGTCGCCCTAATCGTAAAAGTCAACACTGCGGCGCTATTTTGCCAGGCATGATGAACGAAGTAACTATTGATGTGAGTATTGCAATTGATATGAGCGGCAGTATTTCTGATGAACAAGGTAATGATTTCATGAGTGAAATTAAAGGTATCATGAATGAATTTCGTGACTTCACTTTAGAAGTATGGTGCTTTGATACTAAGATCTATAATTACGAAAAGTTTACTGGGGATAATGCAGAAGCCATTACGGACTACCGTGTTACTGGTGGCGGTGGTACTGACTTCAGTGTAAACTTTGAATTTATGAAAGAAAATGGTATTCACCCTAAGAAATTTATCATGTTTACTGATGGATATCCATGCGGGTCATGGGGAGATCCTGATTTCTGTGACACAATGTTTGTTATTCATGGTAATGATACTATTGAATCACCGTTTGGTCAAACTGTATATTACAAATAAATTAGCATCTGATTGCGTAGTATTCCCATATCATTTACATAAATAAGTAGGTACTTAATGTCATTACTACGCAACTCTGTTAATCCTTTGGAAGTTTTAAACTTACGCAAGTTAACGTTTATACCAGCACATTTTAAACGTATAACAGTTAAAGAACCTGTTGATTGTAAAATGATAGAGCAATGGATTAATTACAATTTGAATAGTCGGTATGCTATCAAAAAAACTGTTGCAGTTAATCAATTTAAGATATTGATTAAAGTTGTAGAAATAGGCATAGAAGATCATAAGGAAGTTACTATGCTAACATTAGCATGTCCTTATTTACATATAACTTAAAGGAATTTAAATGAATACCCAACCCCAAGTCGAAGCAAAAGTAGCAACACAACCTGAACTAACCATTGCAGATTTGCAAAATATTAGCGCAATTATTGATGCTGCAGTAAGGCGCGGCGCGTTTGGCGCTGCTGAAACAACTTCAGTTGGTGCAACTTTTGATCGGCTCAGTGCATTTTTGGTGGCAGTCACTCCAGTGGAACCAGTAGTAGATGCCCCAGCAGAAGAAGTTTAATAGGAGATTTATATGAAACATGTGGGAAAAATGAAGAATAACGGTGCCAAAATCGTTATCGCGTATCGTACATTACCTGGCGATGCCAACAGTGCACTAGTAGTGGGTACCGGTAATCTAGGGGAAGCATATCATGATTCTCTCATGAATCTGATCCAAGATACAAACGCACAACAAGCAAATGAACTGGCAGATGTGCTAGCAGTTCGAAAGTTCCCAGACGGTAATACCATGCTAAACTGGTTACATACCTACGGTCACTTGAAAAAAGTCCCAACCAATATGGTTATTATGACTCCTAGCACACAAACTACGTTGCCTCTTGATGAATTAAATCAGCTAATTGCTGATCAAAAAGGTGTGACAATTGAAGAACTATCAATTACAGACGGAGTTGCTCCGAAGAAACCGCGCACCACAGAAGCACCGAGTAAAACTGCTCCTGCATTAATTGAGATGGTCCAGGAAGACAAAACATTATCCCCTGCTGAAATGAGATCAAAAGCTGATGCACTTTTTAAAGAAGCCCAGCTATTACGAAAAGTTGCAGATGATATTGATCCTCCGAAGCGCAAAGCTAAAAAAGTAGTTGCTGAGGCAGAATGATTTCTAGTGTAGTTGCGGTAGAGCAAGGCTGTGGCATAGGATTTAATGGTTCTATGCCATGGCCGCGCCTTAAAGAAGATATGCAATGGTTTAAAGAATTAACCACCGGACATATTGTTATAATGGGTTCAACTACTTGGAAAGGGTTTTTAAAGCCATTACCAAATAGAATTAATATTGTTATCAGCAGATATCATCACATGGACGCAGACTATTGCTATACATCTCCAATTGATGCTATCGGAGAATGTCATTCACTACATCCTGAAAAGAAAATATTCATAATTGGTGGGCAAGAACTTTATGACAGTACCATACATCTAATTGATAATTTTTACATTACCGAAATAGCAAGCCACTATAAATGCGATAAGTTTTTTGACTTATCATATGTACAAAAAAACTTTGTTAGTCGCCTAATTTCACAGCATACTGATACCAAGTCGTCAGTTGCGTTTACAATTAAAGAATATTCAAAATGATAAATTATTCAGAACAAGTATACCTTGATGCATTAAAAAATATACTAGAAAATGGCGAGGATCGACCTGATCGAACAGGGGTAGGAACACGTGGTATATTTGGATTACAAATGAGATTTGACCTTACTGAAGGATTTCCTGCAATTACAACAAAAAAGTTAGCATGGCGAGCAGTAGTCAGCGAGCTGCTGTGGATCTTGGAAGGTAGTGGTGATGAATATCGCTTACGTGAGCTATTACACGGTGATCGAGGTTCCCCCAATAAGACAATTTGGACTGGCAATGTTAATGCAGATTATTGGGTCAAAAAACGTATGCAGCGGCACGCAGGTGACCTTGGCAGAATTTACGGTGTACAGTTACGAAAATGGCGCAAGCCGCTAGTCCGTAGTAATAAAGTAATACTACAGAATCATGATCAGCTGTTGGAATTAATTGAAGGTATTAAACACGATCCTTATAGTCGTCGCCATATCATCAGCTTTTGGAATCCTGGAGAGCTCGATCAAATGGCACTACCCCCGTGTCATATGGTGAGTCAATTTTATGTTAGCAATGGAAAACTAAGTTGTTCTATGTATCAACGCAGTGCTGATTTTTTCTTAGGAATGCCATTCAATATTGCATCCTACGCATTGCTTACACACATGATTGCGCAAGCATGCAATCTGGAAGTGGGAGATTTAGTTATATCAGTGGGAGATGCTCATATATATCAAAATCATATTGAACAAGTAAATGAGCAATTAGCAAGAGTACCATTTGCAATGCCAACTCTATCATTAGATGAAGATGTTTCTCGCATAATTGATTTTACTATGGACGACATAGAATTGGTTGGTTATCAATCTCACGGCGCAATTTCTGCACCAATGGCTGTATAAGATAAACCATTATTAATTAAAAAATCCCTAACTTCCTAGGGATTTTTTTATGGGCTATTGAACTACGTTTGAGGAAGGGTATCCAGATATAGTACCTGGATATATATTATAGGGCTGCCATGTTGGTCCGCCAACTGCTTGATCAACTACCCGAAATCTGCGAATTTCAAATCCATTATAAGGTAATGTATAATTACAAAATACGCGGGCTTCAGATCCAATTGGTACTGCAATATCATTATAAGTTGTATTTGATTTCGCAGGGAACATTAGAGTTAATTGTGAAATTATAACAGCATTTTGTATAACCACATCATTATATATGTCTATATAACCGTTGGTTGGTGAAATTTTATCAATTTCTACATTTAACGATAAAAATTTATTAGTAAGCTGTCCTGTTACGTCAATATCGCCTATAATGGTAAGTCCCGCTACTACAGATTTTGCACTAGTGTTGAAGTAAGCAACCGATTCTGTAGGAGTCAATGTAAACGCAGTCGAAGAAAGAATTCCCAACGTGGTATTATAATTTTTTAGTAAACTTACGTCCTGATTAATATAATTAATATTCGTTAAGGGAGTAGTGGGTAGTACCCATCCATTCTCTCCTACTACCTTAGAGAACAACGGACTTGCGATAAGCAAGTCATTACCACTTAAAATTTTTAATTGATTACTATCTGTATCAAACCAAAAATCTCCAGTTGACAAATTTTCAGGTCGTGTACCCGAAACAATAGCACCGCTGATTGTTTTAAAGACAGCATCGTAAATTTTTAATCTTTTGGAAGTGGTATCATACCATAATTGCCCCAATAATGGATTAACTGGAGGAACTGAAGTTGGACTCGCGGAGTTGGCTAAAATTTTAATAAAGTTGTTATTTAAATTTTCACCATATGCATTTGCATTTTTTCCAATTAAAGATATGCTGGTAGTTGCCCTATCTATAATACCATCTGCAAGCAATAATAGCGTGGTTCCATCGGTATTTAAAATTTTATATGCCATAATTTATATCTTTATAATGTAGTATACAGTGCCGCCTGTTGCAGATAATAATGTAAGATTTGGGACGTTAAACGTTGGTGTAGTAGAGCCATAAGCATTACCTATTACTTCATATAATGCTGTGTAATTAGATTTTAAGTATGATGTACCGTCACACAGTATCCATCCTGCAGGAATATTGCTGGAAGATCCAAACATAATAATCATACCAGATGGATACAACGGTACAGTCTCTCCGTACACTGTACCGTATATCTTTGTGCCTACACTTCCAATAGAACTAGCATACACATGCCTAAATGCTAGTGATTCGGAACCTAAATCAAATATATCGTGTATACTGGGTTGAATTGCAGGACCTTCTGTATAATCACTGCCTACTGTCAATACTCCATGAGACAGTGTATCTCCCACCACTATTAAATTTTTATTAATACTAATACTATCTCCCACACTAATACTGCCTATCACACTAATTGCATCGCTAGCAGTTGAAGTAACGGTTAATGTACTCAATATTCTAACAGTTCCCCATACGTCTAATGTAGGGCTTGCAGTATTGGTAGTGGTGTTAATGCCTACAGAATGATTTTCTGCAGTGATAACATCTATTAATGCGCCGCCAGCACTGGGAGTTGTTTTTAAAATAATTTTACCGGATGGTCTACTGTTTAACAGTACTGCATCGTTGACTAATTTGTAAAATTGTATGTATTGTGAATCATCTACTGTGGAAATTACTACTCCGTCATTACCTAACGTATCAGTGCCGCCAGGAGTACGATATTGCATTTTTCCGGTTATTACTTGTCCTGCATTAGTAGGGTCATCTTTTTTTAAAAATGACGAAGCACTGTAAGATTGCCCGGATATCTCTAAATTTTGTGCAGATGTTGCAGTTGCATTGAGCCTGGCAGGGTAGCTGCTGTTAAGATTTATTCCTGCATATAATTTATCAAATCCAAAAATAACTACTCTGGGAGTGAAATTGTCTTTAGTAACGATGGATATAATTTCTCCGCCTACCCAATTTTTAATTACAAAATGACGGTTTGGCGGGTCAATAATATCGTCAAGGATAGCAGGTTCAGGTCCAGTTTTTGTGCCGCCGGTTCCGACGGATGGACCAACTACTGTCCAGCTATTGGTTCCATAAATTTTAAGTTGGTTGACTGAAGTATCAACCCAGATATCACCTGCCTTCAATCCAGCAGACGGCGAATTTTTTGGATCTGTTGATTGTTGATAGATTCCTGTAGCAGATGGCCATCGTGCACTGGTGTTTCCGCCATCCATTACTCTTAGTACTTTTTTGTTAGTATCACTAGTATCGTACCATAACTGGCCTTCAATTGGGTTGTTAGGTGGCATGGGACTGGAAAAGTTTTCTAACAAATGCAAGAAATTAGTCGCAACTTTTTCACCATAATTAGGATATCCTTTACCTACTAGAGATATACTGGTATCAACTGCATTGATACCCGGCGGCATATCCGGTACTGTGATAGTGGTAGTGCGTGCTGGATCGGTAAATTTTAATATGTATGGCATAGCTTACATTCCCGCTAACGATTGAATTCGTACAGTATAATCAATTTGAATCATTCTATTCAGTGATTTTTGCACAGGATGAAAAATAACGTGAGTCAATAAACTTCCCATATTTTCGCCGTCTGGACTATATGCTTTTAATCCTAGTTCATCAAAAATAAATGCACCTTCTGTATTTGTTGCATTATCAAATGCAGCTTGCCCGGCCGGCTCTCCAAAATCTAGTAAACAACTCACTATGATATCTGAATAATAAGTGCCTGTTATATGACGAACTTCCATAAAGTTTCTAGCAGGGTCCAAGTCACTATTATTCAGCTGCCTGGGATCAATGGTTTTATAATAAGTTTGATTATATAATCCAGCAGTATTACCGGACACATTAGGAGTAAGATACGTGATGATGCCTGTTTGATCCACTCTAGTGCCGCCGTTACCAAAAGCCATTTCTACTATAGTTCCATAGCCTTGATTGCTTAAACTTCGGGCAAGTGCAATTGAGAAGTTCTCATAGTGAATTGCATTACGTTTATTAATAAAGACTTCTTTGGTTTCAGGATCAAAGATCTTGATGTGACCTTGTACACTAATTGAACCACTTTCATTTGGCTTAGTGGTTTTAGGGGTATTATCAGTAGATTCGTAATTTTTCATAGTTTTATTATGTTCCATACTGTATTTATGATGGGTCATAATCAGCTAACATTTCCGTAGTAATATTTGTCTGGCAACTCTGCAGGTCGTGCTTGCAAGAATCTAGCAGGGGTAGTTGTACTTTGCATTAACGATTTTGTCGACGATATACTAATTTGATCATTCCATATTGCATCAATTACTGCTTCCTTTTTTACAATAATTAGCTCAATATTACGGTCTACACCAGTTTGTATATTCAATGTTAATAGCTGGGTCTCTTTATCTATAGAAAACTCAGGGTCTACATAATTTAATCCTGTGTAAATATATTTGTTTAGAGATCCAATTTCGGGTGCTGTGCTATATACCCAAACTTGATTAGTCTTTGTAACAACATATGCATCTCCTATAATATTAGTAGTTGGTAAATCTAATACTGTTGCGACCGATCCTTTAATATTTGCTACCGGGCTGTCAAACGATATCAGCAAGTCCTGACGGTAGCTACCAGTTTTTGATAATAGTCGGCCTGCATAATAAACAGATACTTGATCATTTACAGCAATAGTGTCGTCTGAAGATAGTGATATACCATCATTATTTAAAACTGTATAGGTAGAATTAATCATATAACTAGACACACCTGCAGTAGTTAAATGTTTCTGCTTAAGAATAGTTTCCTTAAACGGAATAGTCTGTTCAGGACTTTGATCAATTACTGTTGTACCAGTTGCATAACTATCTGCAGGAGAAGGCATTATACTTGTACTTATAAAATCTTTTGCAGATGTACCTAATGTGGATCTACGTAATTGAGTAATATAATCTCCTTTTATCTTATCAGTACCTGTTTTAAAAAACTCAATTCTTTCGTCATCTATGATAACTACACCTGGTATTTTTTTGGCAAGATACGGAGGGGTTAATACTGATACGTCACTGACATATATTTTATCATCTGTAAATAATACAGGATGAGTCAAATATGTAGAATTTTGTCCAGATAACCGCTTGTAGTGTGTTCTATTAAAAATATCTTTAAATATTCTATAACCCAATACTGTGCTAGCCAGTTTCTGACTACCTACACTGGTAATAACAATGGTATCAGTCAATTCATTTATATATGCATCACTTAATTGAACTGTACGACGATCATCTAATATTTCATAATCGACTCTATCAATCAAAGGTATACCGTTTAATTGTACCCATACATAGTTATCATCTAATATTTGACGACTGATCTTGTAACGACGATTAGCTATTCCAGGAAAACTTTCAGTACGCATCAACATATTATCATGATCAGTATAGGTTAGTACTTTAATATCTACATTGCTGACTGCAGTCATTAAAGTTAAAGTTGATCCAACAATGTTAAAATCATATTCCCCTGCTACTAATCCTACAATTGCAACTACATCTCCTGTTGTTAATAAAGTTTTACCAATAGTAATTGTATTTTTAGTCGACGATATTGTGAAGTCAAACCCTGGTCGTAACTCAATACCGTTTACATATACTTTTACATTTGCAATGGTAAATGTTCCAGGAAACGCATCTCTATTATTGTCAATTACAAAGGTGCGATTGTTGGTATTCGCTACTTCGTAATAGCTAACAGGTGGTGGTAATAATCTGCGTCGGCCGGTCGCGTCACTTATTTCAACAATGGCCTGTGCAGCATACGGTTCAATATTTCCAGGAGCATTTTTTAGAACAAACATAGTGGTAGGATCCGAAGACACTGTAAATACTTGTTCTGTTATTTCATTAAAATACTTTGGTACGCTGTCAAATCCAAAGAACCATGCATGTATTGCATTATTACCTGGCGGTAAATTATGCACATCAACTGCTGCCCTGTTATTATTTGCGCCACTATATGTTAATGAGTACCAAGTCGGGTATGAAGGTGTTGGTGCTGATGCAATCTTTATGCCGTTAACTGTAACGTATGCACTATTCACCGTTCCAAATATTGCTGCACTTTGTAGCTGAATGGAAGTGCTAGTAGTAACAATAAATGCATTATCAATCACTCCAGCACGAGTGTCGGCGCGCCCGCCCCCAATGCTAATTATAGTATATCCTAATTTACCTGATACTGATTGAGGAGGAATACTTATTTTATTATTGGTCCAGTCAATAGCGAATTGGGTGCTTGTAGTAAATGTAGTACTTGTAGTATAAGTTAATATTTTATTATCAAACACCACTGCAATATTTGCGAATGACGGAGGTGTAATACTTAGTGTTGCAGTAGTCACAGTACCAGTACTAGCAAATATACTGAAATTATTCGACAACACAACAGGAGCACCTGCTGGATTCTTTGTGTATACATTAATACCAACTGCTTCCACAACATGGCCAGGAACTAATTCTTCAGGTGCAAAACTTGATTCTGCTGATAAAAAATTATATCCGTCAACTGTAATTTCGTTAGGAGAAATTCCAGCCCATGAGCCGCCATCTATTATACTGTCTAAAATAGCTGCGTTTGATGCTGCCGCCCAAAATTCAATTACACTAGATGATATAACAGACTCTGATAATGTAGAACTAAAAGATATCTGATTAGTCACGGTGTTTATTGAAGTAACCATTACTTCTGTGGAGGTACTAA